GGCGTTTTTTATTGTAGATCGTGTAACTTTCCGCACCTTGTACCGTTGACGCCGTTTTTCGCTGCGTAACGGCAAAATTCTTCGCATATTGACCCGTTCGGTTGTGGTAGGGTTTCCCCTGCTGCAATTCCTTAACGCCTTGTTCCGCTAAATCTTTGAACGCTTCGTTAAGTCCTTTTGTTATGTCCTGCGAATACTCCGAAAGTTGCTTTTGCAATTCTTCGGAAAGTTTGTCGTAACCTACATTAACTACCATTTCCCGCCCTTTCCGCCGTGTATAGTTCGATCTTTCCGTCGCGGCGTGCGCCGTATGTCCGGTAAATCGAAAGACGGTTGCCGTCGTACTCGACTTCTTCTTGACCGTCATATTCTGCCGCCCACATAGTGAACTTGTATTCCGCTTTCATTCCCATTTGACCCGCTGCGTTGAACTCGTCGCGTCCTACGGGATCTTTTGTTGCAAATACTGTCGTTGGGACGTCTTCGTCAGTCGTTTCTCCAACGCTTACAAGTTTGATTTCTACGTCTTCCATACTTCGCCCCCTTTAATCTCCGCCGCCTGCTGCCGGATCTGCCGGATCTGCTGCGGGTTCTTCGGGCTTTTCTGCAAAGTATTTCGCGCAACCCTTGATTTTGGTTAAAACCATATTGTAAACGCCGATCAAGGTATCGTAGTCGTCGCTAATGCTATAATTTGCCTTAACGTAGGACAAAACCGCTTCGATCAAAAGCGGGTCTTCGGGCGCGGAAAGCCACGAAGACTTAACGCCGATACGTTCAAGATCACTTAAAGCCGTATCGACAAGGCGTTCAACGTCCGCGTCTAACCCGTCCGTCGCGCTTTTTCTCACTCTTAACTTTGCCGCGCTCAATAATTCCGCTTTAGTCATTGCTTAACCTTGCCCCCTTGCTATTAGCCCTGTGCTGCCCTCTTTACACGGATAAAGCCGTTGTAGGCTGCTACCGCACCGCCGACAAATGTAGACGCGCGATATGCGATCTGTCCGGTTGCGAACTTGTAGTCCTCGGACTTTCTCGCGTCAATGTCGCTAAATACGGCTAACTCGAAGTTTTCAAGTGCGCCGTATGCCATACAATAAGGTGTTGAAGCGGTCTTTGTTGCTGATACCGCGTCGCACGCGCTATTGATGATGAAAGGTACACCGTCAATAGTTCCGCTATTGCCGTTATTAACGATTGTGTAAACCTTTCTTCCCTGCTGATCGCGAAGCATTGCAAACGCTTTAAGATCCTTTTTGTTAAGGATAAGTGTTGCGATTGCTTCCACGTCCTCGTCGCCGCCGTATGAATAAATGATCTCGTCAAGCGTTGTATTTGTGATTGCGCTCATTGTAAGATCGGTATTTCTGTCGATTACGTCGTCGCTTGCGGAAGCGGGAACGTAGAAAATACCCTTGATAGTTCCGGTAGATCCGTCGCCGTTGATGATCTGACGTGTGATCTTACGTCTAACGGCTCTTGTAACGCTCTGTTCAACTACGCCGTCGTAGTCTGCGTTAGGCAACTTTGCCATTTCTTCGGGTTCTTCTGTGTAAGCGGTAACTTTCTGCTTCTCGATTGTTACATAACCGAAAACGGGTTCGTTGCTGCTATATGTTCCGCCCTCTGCGGTTACATTTCCGCCGCTGCCGTAAGACTTAACGAAGCCGCGGTTGTAAGTTTCGCCGCCGTTAAGCGGGATTGCCTTAACGCGATCAATAAGACCGGAAACGTCGTTAAATGTTTCTTTAACGTCGTTTGCGGTGTGAACTACGGGCGCGGTCTGTGATACGGAAAGCGCGTTCTTTACCTTGCGGGAAAGTGTCTTTGCGGAATACTTAACCGCTTTTCCTGCCTTGGCTGCTGCGCCACGCTCTGCAAAAGCCTTTGTCTTTGCGTTTGCTTCTCCGGTTTCGCCTGCCTTGCCCTCGTCGCCGTTCTCGTTCTCGTCGGGATCGGCTACGGCTGCCATTGTCTGCAACTGTGCGCGGGTCTTCGCGTCTGCGATAATGCCCTTTGCGTCTTCAACCTCTGCTACGATTGCGTTAAGGGCTTCGCCCTCTGCGGTCTTGCTCTGCTCTACAAGTCCGGCAATGTGCTTTTCAAGGTCTTTTACACTCATTTTGATAAGATCTTCGTGTTTCATTTTGGTTTTACCCCTTTCTTTTTACTGTGTGATAATTTCCAAATAGTTACGCATAAGCGCGTTGCGGGTTCTGATTGTTTCCGCTTCGCGTTCTGCTGCTGCCTTTGCCTTGTCCGCTTCCTGCGAACTTGGCTTTTTCAAAAGCCCTTTCGGGATCTTTTCGCGATCGGCGCGACCCATATAGTCGCCAACGGCTGCGGCGTATTCTTTCGCGTCTGTAACTTCAACGTTGAAATACTTTGCCGCTTCTTCCCCGTTTAACCACGTTTCGGCGTCCATAAGTTCTTTTATGGTGTCGATTGAAACGTCGTCTTTTAGGTGCTTTCCGTAAATGTTCAACATACCGATTGCGATTTCGTCTAAATCGTCCGCCATTTTACGAAGTTCTGCGGCGTTTCCCTCGCCGTAAGACCACGGATTGTGGATCATAAAAAAGGCGTTCGACGGAATTTTGGGCGGTTCGCTTCCTGCAAACGCTATTACCGACGCAATAGATCCCGCTAAACCGTCCACATAGACTTGAACTTTGTTCTTTGCGGCGTGTCTTTGGATCATATTGTAAATTGCGATACCCGCAAATACTGATCCGCCGCCCGAATTTATGTAAATATTAAGATCCTTTCCCGCCTGCGCGGTTAGGAAGTCTTTTACCGCGTTCGGGTATTGGTCTTCGTCCTGCCACGCTCCCCACCAATCGGAAACAATGTCGCCGTAAAAATACAAGTCGGCTTTGTTCTCGGTTTCGTTTTTTACCTCGAAGCAATTAAAAATTTTAGGCACGTTTTACACCCCCTTTCCTGCGTTTTTGCGCGTCGGAATATATAACGCGATTGCTTGTAATTTGTTTTGCGCGTCGCCTGCTGCCGGATCTTCCCCGCTGCCTGCTGCCGCGTCTTCGCCAATCTGATAGATTGATTGTTCGTCCGCCTTAACGTAGTTAAGACTTACCATTCGGACGTCGCCGTCTTCGATCGGCTCGTAATACATAAGTTCGCGATATTCGTTTATTGTGATAATACCGCGGTCAAAAAGTTGTGATCCCAAATTTACGCGCGTCTGCAACGTTGCATATTGCAAGCGGTTAGCGGTAAATATGATCTTATTACCGAAGCCGCGTTCGCGCTCTGACAATAACTTGTATGTAAATTCAAGCGAAAGTTGTAACGCGATCGGCTCGATTACGGCTTCATAAAATGCGTTCCATTCGCTTTCGTTGTATGTCGAATTAAGGATCTTTTCGTTTACGTTGTAGTAACGATAAAGGTTTTCGCGTAAGAAAGCGGATTGCGTAACCGGAATTGCGTTTGTGTGCTGCGTGATCTCGTGGAACTCCATAGAGTTATCAAGACCCGCAATTCCGCCGTCGTTCGCTGCGCTCATATACGCTTCTTGGAAGTCGCGAACTTTGTGTTTAAGTTCGTCTTCGTCTGCAAAGTTGTTATATTTCAAGTAGCCTTTAAGGTTTGCGGAATTGTTTACCGCGTTCCGTAGACTTTCGCCCGTAGTGTCTAACAATTCAAGGGTTG